TTTTTTCAAAAAATTTTTTGGAAAGTTACTAAATTTTTGAGATGACAAAGCCGAGTATCTCGACTTGAAAATACTCGGCTTAGTGAGAGGGTGTAATTACGACGTAGTCGATTGCGTCGGTTCTAATCAACACAGGCCCGTACTTAACGAACATCTTTGCGGTTGCATTTGCGTTGAAGTTATTCACTTCATCTTGCGTCAAACCGTCGAGTTCTATCGGGCGTCTGCGTCGATGCAAATAAATTTTGAGAGTGAAAAATTGTGATGCTTGAACTTTCATATCGTTCGTCTCCGTGTTGGCCATGATTATTTGCTCCTACGTTTAGTGATAAGCTTGTGCGTTTTTTCGTCACGTATGAGACGACCGTCGGCAAGACGAGCAAAGAACTCCGTTTTGCTTTCAGGCTTGTACGCCTTTCGCCCGGTATCTTTGCACCAAGTTTTGAAGTCGTTTTCTGTTACGCCGGCGATTTTGTAAATTTGCTTGTTCATTTGGTGCCTCCTTTATTTGTATTGCTCGTTAAGCAGAGCAAGTGCTTCATCTGCAGGAAGAGACTCAATGTATGCAGCCTCTTCAGGTGTAAGAACCGGTTCAGAATTCTGAATTCGCATCGTGTTTGTTGCAGTTACGATGTCACGATTTGGCGGAGTCGAAGGTTTGCTTTGTTCGAGTAATGCTTTAATTGCTCCCACACTTAAATCTTTGACGAGAATATTCACATCACGCATCATCAACACAGACGGGTCGCCCATCGATGCGAGCTTCATTTGATTGAGCTCAATAAGCATGCGTATTACGGCGAGCTTATCTCGAGTTGATAATCTGTCGGCGGCAGGAATTTCGCTGTCCTCAATAAGCGATGTGAGATAACCGCCTATCTCGTTAAGCGACATCATCTTTTTCGAGAATTGACGATGATACAATGCACGAGAGATACGTCTAATCTCTTGTTGAACTGGGAATGATGTAAAAATCTCAAGTGCTTCATCATTTTCAATGTGACAGAATACTGCAGCTGTCGCAATGTTGCGATGTTCAATGTAATGTCTGACGAACTCTTTTGTCGTGACGGGTAAATTATATTTGTTGAGCGGGTCAACAACAAGAGAGAAGTCAGGGTTCGTTTCAAGCTCTTGCTTGTACGCAAGCTCGATTTGATTGACATTGTCTTGAGCAATTTGCAAAGCACGTTCTTGCACTGCGAGTTCTTGCTGTTTTTTCTTGACAGGTGTACGAGCCATGACAACCTCCTTTACTCAAATATATGTTCGTCTCTCCGAACAGTCACTTGTCTTTGCAGGTCGTCAATCCATTTTCTCTGGCGAAAATGCTGATACAAAAGGTCAGGCTCCCAAATTGCCAGCGGTTCTTATTCTTAGAGACTCTTGGCATTGTTGTATTCTCATACTAATCACGCCTCATCTCACGGGGATGGAGCTTCAGACAGGAGTTGAACCTGCAACCTGATGATTACAAATCACCTGCTCTACCATTGAGCCACTGAAGCACGTGTCCATAGCCATTATAATTAGCGTTCCTTCTAATCAGCGGACGGACTCGAACCGTCTGGACAATGGCTGCCGAGATACGATTTGAACGTATGTGTGATGGAGTCAAAGTCCAATGCCTTAACCACTTGGCGACTCGGCAATATTTTATCTTGATTATATTGTATCACATTTTTTCTCAAATGTAAACTCTTTTGGGTACATTTTGAGAAAAAATTTTGAAGCAATTTTGAGATTTACGAGTGTATCAAGAATTATTCTGAGGTATATCAGAGAAAACAACTTGTAAGATAATAAGAATATTAAATAAGAGCCGCAAGATGTCTCAGAGTTAATCTGGTGAACTCACGTGTACACGTGTGTATACGCGTATATATTATATAGTACACGTGAGTTATTCCAGACCATAACTCCTGAAAATCTTTCGAACGACAAACCAAAGATTATTCGCCTCGTCATTTGAGAGTTTGCATTGAGGCGACACAAGATATTGAGCGAACTCTGTCTGAATATCGACCAACATCAGCTGGAGCTCATGCGGAATGCTCTTCGGGTTTGTCTTAATAAATTGCTCACGCAAGTCAGGCTCAGTTTGAGCAGGAGTATTATGCTCAGGCTTGTGTTGGTCGAGGTCTTTCAGATGTATTGTCGTAGGATGAGATTTTCGCATAGTGCTTAAAACAAATTCTTGATGTCGAGCTCTTTACGAGATGCGAGATAATCGCACATGTGAACGAAATGCTGCAACGAGTCGGAAGGAACGGGAAGCGTTACGCCAGGTGAGTAAGACGAAGTGTTCCACTGACCCATGTGTGACTCGATGCCTCGAGCGATAGTGTTGAGAATGAGTTGAATGTTCTTCGCCATGTCGTCAACACTAAGGAAATGCTCGTCAAAGTTGAAGTGTGTTCTCACAGCTTCTGCTGCAAGAACAGGATGGTCAAAGCGAGTGTATTGCGACTTTGCTTCGTCGGAAATGCCTGACTTGCGTGTATCGTGCATAATGAGTGCAGCAATCGCACAGTCGAGTTCGTATTCAGAAAGCTGTAACGGATTGGGCGTACATAAAATGTTTGCGAACAAGCATGCAGCTTTCGTATGACGAACGAGTCCGCCTTGACCGAGCGCATAGTCGGGGTGATATTTGCCCGTAGACGATGCAGGAATGTCGAAGAAGTAGTTCGGAATTGCGCCAATAAGCTCTTCTGTGAGAGTGCGAATTTCGAGGTCTTTGATGTACGAAAGCTCGCGTTTGAATACGGCGACTTTCTGTTCTGCTGTAAGAACGGGACAAGAGTTGGGTTGCATAGATTTATTCTCCTTTTGATGTTGATTTATGCGTTGAATTTGTCGAGCTGAACGTTCGCCTCATGCAAAAGCTTTAAGGCGAAATCGTCGGGATAGCCTTCAAGATAGACGACTCGTTTTATGCCAGCGTTTATGATTTGCTTAGCACATATCGAGCAAGGCTGATGAGTGCAGTACAGAGTCGAACCGTCAACACTGATGCCGAGCTTTGCTGCTTGCAGTAATGCGTTCTGTTCAGCATGTATCGCAAAGCAGACCTCTTGTCGAGTGCCGGACTCAATGTGAGCGAGTTCACGCAGACATTGATTTTTCTCTGCACAAGACTCAATGCCTGACGGTGCACCGTTATAGCCTGTCGTAAGAATGCGTTTGTCTTTCACAATCACTGCACCGACTTGGCGTCCGGGACGAATGCAACTTGACCAAGTCGCAATCTCTTGTGTAACGCGCATAAAGCGAGCGTCCCAGCGGTGTTGTTGAGCAAGTTGAGCTTGATATTTACGTTGAGCTTCTGTAAAAATTCCCATTGTTTTGACCTCCTTATTAGTCTAATGGACCGTCGGCGTATGTGCAATAGTAAAGCGGGTCGCCGATGTTCCAGATATTGCATTGTTTGCATCGATGCAAGTAGAGCTCGTTCTGCATGCGAGAATATAAGTCATAGGGCAGATAGCGTTCTGCAGATTTGAGCCAATCGTAAAGCGTCGATTTGGGAACCTGATAATAACTCGCAAGCTCACGTACATTACGATGTGTTTCGAGCATGTTCAACACTATGCGTTCGAGCGTGTGCTCACGTCGAGTGTGATACTCGTAATGCATGCGAGACTTGTGAGCGTTTGCATTCATAATCATGCCTCACACAAGAGTAGTGACAATGCCAATGAGCTTTGCAGAAAGTTTAGACATAATCGAAGCACAGCTGTCAAAATATACGTTGATGTCTAACGAGTTGTCATAAAGCAAAGTTTCGATGTCATAAAGTATTTCGTTTATTACGTTCGCAAATTTTGCAATGCCAAGTCTGTTTGAGCGTTCTTTATCGAATGCAATGAACTCTTTGTCGACGAGCATTTGTTTCATGTTCAGCACAAACGAATTGAGTATTGCATCATGCTTATTACGCAGAATTTGCTTATCGAGCTTAGCCTGAGTGTTCAAGCTGAGTGCGAGCATCTTATGAGGTACGAATGTTTTCATGTTTGAAGTCTCCTTTCATTTATCTTGATTATATTATATCACATCTTTCATCAAAAGTAAACTACTTTGAGTAACTTTTTGAAAAATTTTTGAAAAGTTTTGGATGCGAACGAGTGGGTAGAATGAGTGAGAGTGAGGGTTATGCGAGCGGACAAAGTCCAGTCTCTTTGCAAGACTCTTGAGCAGCAGTGTCACAACAATGCTCGCACCAACCTGCTGCTTGCGAGTACTCGTTTAAGGGTTCATCTGGGTCAGCATGACATTTGGGACAGTACGAGTAAGGACCTGTACGAGTGTACTTATGACCGCAATACACGCACTCAATTGTCTGACCTTTGTATTTGCCTATCATGATTTGTGTTTCTCCTTAATGATTATATGATACGCGACGTGTGATGCGCGATGCGCTTATCGAATGATGTGTAGCTTGTCTTTCTTGAAGTTGCAATGAATGACGGTGACGTTCGCACCCATTTTGTTGAAACAATTTGTGCCGTACAAGCGTTGCAAAGCAAGCGTGAACGCACGTGCATGTCCCAAATCTCTGAGATACTCCTTCAGGAACTGTGTTGAGATGAACACATCATCGAAGTCTTTTACGAAGTCGTCACCGTCGAAAATCTCATCTGTTGTTCCTGACTCATCGATTGTAACTTTCTTGGAGTGATTGAGCAGCTGTTCGAATTTGCTAAAGGCTTGATTTTCGTTCTCGTCGTAAATCGCTTTCCAAAGTTTGACTTTGTTTTTCGCGTACAATGCAGACTCAAGTGCATCAGCATTTGTTTTCGACTCACGACCCCAAGCAAAGAGCTCGGAAATACGAATTTTTTCGAGGTTCATTTTCAAGTCGTGGTCAACATCTGCGAAGTCGGCATTCCACTCATTGTGTGTGAATGTGAACACACTCTTGAAATTCTTAGTCGCAGATTTGATGCCGTACATTGCGAGATACGCAAATACAATCGCCGAAGCTTTGTCGTCTTTGAGCTCACGCAAATCAGATGAGAACGAAGCGTCGTAATAATCGCCGCTCTTTAAGAATTGCTTCTTGGAGTCCCACGTATAAAATATCTCGAACATGTTGATACGTCTGAGAAACCCATTTGTCGTATCGGCAAACTTTATCTCGTTTCTGTCATTGCCTGCGAACACAAATTTGCAGTTTAAGATGCCCGAATATTTGCCGACACCCTTGTGATGTATCGTCTGGTCTTCGGAACCTGTGAGAGATTTTATGACACGTGACTCACGATACGTCTTCGCGGACGTTTCCAAAAATATATTATGTGCGACACCCTCGAGCGCACCCGTGATGAATGTATCGGTCTCAATCTCATCGAGCGACAAGCTCGAAGGTTTGGGAACACAATTCGAAGTGAAGAACCCGTCGAACAACGAATTCTTGCCGTTCTGTCCTGCACCAATGAGCATTACAAAGTTTTGAGCGAATGAGTTCAAACATGTGTAGCCCAAAATCTGACAGAGATGCTCAAATCTATCGAGACTAAACTTGTGCTCATTCGTAAAGCTCATATTGTACACGAGCTCAAAACAATAATTGCGTTGGACATCATTGAGTTCACGCAACACTTGCACGAAATCTTTGAGCTCGATGTCTGCAAGCGAAAAATCAAGTGGCTCGAAGTTGTAGTTGAAGTACCAACGCACCATATACTCTTTCGTATATGAAATGAGCGTCAAGCCTGTGCTTAACTGAATTTTGTCGTACTTGAAGAGCCACTTTGCATTGCGAAAATCGTACACACCGTTACGAAATGCGATGCACCCGTCAGGTATGAAACGAGCATATTGCAAATCAGGATTGTCTTCGAGATTATCATGCTTGAATGTAATTGTCTTGAGCGTAGAGCGCAAATTCGACGTCATACGTGTAACGATTTGAGATATTCTGTCGAACACTTCATCGGTCAACATTGTGAAGTATTTGTTACGCAATATTGAGTGCAAGTTATCGATGAGCATCTCTGTCGCCGTTTTCGCATCACAAAATCTGTAATGAATTTGCGAAAAGCTTTTGCCAATGTAGCCTCCGTTATCAAGCTGATAGACCTGACACTCGTCTGCAAGAATAGGCAGCCAATCTGTAACGGGCCGTCCGAGCAGCGCCTGTTGGTCTATCGTGGTGGCTATGTCTTTTACTGTCTTTGCCATTGCGGTACCTCCAATTTATCTTAAATATATTATATCATGTTCTTTCTAAAAAGTAAACTACTTTTTGTTTATTTATCGAAAAAAGTTTCAAAATAAATAAAACAAATTTTTATTGAGAAAATTTATCAAGATTTGCAAAAATTCATTTTCGATAAAAGCTCCTCAAAAAGTCAAATTTTTACTTCGATAAAAGTCTCGATAAAAGGTTCGATAAAGGCACTCGGTTACTTTCCAAAATAGCTAGCTACTTTAATGCTCTCGCGTTATTTATTTTTATTTATTTATCTAAAAAGATAATAAACACAATATATATTCCTTTCGTGTATATATACATAATATATATTGACTTTTTCGATAAATAAATAAAAGTTCTCGGGGTCAAAGTCAAGTCTCACAAAATGGGTCACAAGTCAAACTTAATTTTTGAGCACATTTTCGATGTGTGTGAGACATGTGAGACGCACGTGACATGCATGAGTACACGATTATTCCAAAAATTCTCACGGTGTACATACACGTGTACGCAGAAAATATTTTCGAAAAAGTGCATCAAAAGGGTTTACATTCGTGAAAAAACGTGATATAATATAATTAAGAAGTATAATAGAACACTTCTGTGATTATACTCGAAGGAGGTCAACACATGCCCGGATTGCAAGAAGAGATGCTTGAGCTCATGATGAAAGCTGAGAAACTTGGGGCAGGTAACGACTTCGAACATCGCGTTACAGACAGTGCACAGAAAATATTTGAGAGCGCGAAAGAGAGTGTGCCGATGAAAGACTCATACGGCAACTCTCTTTTGTCTATCGGCAACAAAGATGTGGGCGAACACTTCTCGAATTACAACTTCGACAATGACACGCTCAACTGGTGGTTGTGGCTCGCACTCTATAACGAGAGCTGGGTGTTCAGGCGTGTGATTGACAAGCCGTCGCAAGACATGATACGATGCGGCATTACACTTGCTGGCTCAAACAACAAATTCTCTGAGGTGATGCGCAAGCTTCAAGCAAAGCGCACAGATTTCATAAATCTTTTGCAATGGGGCTCACTTTTCGGCGGCTCGATTGCGTGTATATTGTTTGATAATTTTAGCGACGACGACTACAAACAACCTATGGACATTGAGAAAGCGCGTAAGGCAAAGACTATGCGCTTTTACGTTGTTGACCGCTGGTATGGTGTAGCACCTTCTTCCGAGATGGTCGATGACATGAACTCGATTGACTATGGAAAGCCGAAAATGTACAATGTGACGTTCGCCGATGGTGTTACGAAAACGATGCATCACGACTTTGTATTGAGATACGAACATCGAACTGCGCCTAAGCTCATCAAGAACGGGCAATTACAGGGATGGGGCTACGCTGAAGGAGCTCACATTCTTGGTGAGCTGAGCAGAGACGAAAAGCTCAAGAACAGCGTACAAAGTTTGATAGATAAGTCGCTCATTGAAGTTATTAAAATGGCTGGCATGCGCGGTATTTTCATGGGCCAAGACGCTGAGAACGAGGAGCAACTGAGAAAACGACTCGAGATGGTGAACTGGGGTCGTAATTTTAACTCACTCACGTTCTTAGACAAAGAGGACGACTATCAGGAACACGGCTTTGCAGGACTCACAGGACTTTCAAATTTGCTTGAACAGAACATGTGGCAGATAAGCGCAGCTGTTGAGATGCAGGGTGTGTTGTTCGGTGACTTGAAGCAAGGCTTCAGCAATGACGTTGATGCTTTGGAGAGATATGACGAGACAATAAACGGGAGATGTGAGAGCTATTTGCGGCCTGTATACGAGAAGTTCTTAGGCTTGCTCTTTCAGCTCGAAGACATCGACGATAAGGTGGAGTTCACGTTTGACTCGTTACTCGTCAAAAAGCAGGACGAGGACAGAATTAAGGGTTTGAGCTCGTTCGTCGATTTATGTGCTAAGCTTCAAGATGCAGGAGTTCTGACACCCAAACTCACAGGTCAAGCGCTTATGAAGTATGTCAACAAAGGCGAAATAAACTTCGGGCTTACACAAGACGAGCTCGATAAGCTTGACGACAAGTTCGAGGAAGAGTTGGAGAACATCAAAATAGGAGAAGACTAACGACGTGGCCAAGAAAAAGAGCATACAACGAAATACACGCTCACTTTACAAAGGCCGCTTCTTTCTCGTTTTCTATGACAAATCTGACGAAAACCTCAAGTACATGTTCGACAATGTGAGAGACATTCTCAAGTTCATGGGTCAGGAAGTCACACGACTTAACGCGAACAGAGTGAACGTCGAACTATATAGGGCACTCTCAAGCAAGGAGCACTTTTGCAGGTTCCTGACAGGCGAAGTGTTGCGCGTCTACATGATATCAAACGACGATGTCGATTGAGATAAATAAGAGCAAAAAGGAGACACAGCAATGGCAAAGTTCGTACAAATTCAGTCGGATGTGACGATTCGGGTCACGACGGGTTTGCAGAACAAGGACGTCACTAACCCTGACGCACACGTTCCCGACAGACTCAAGGTCAATCCCGAATGGCCCAAACATCAAGTGCTCATTCGCAAGGGCGCACATCGCTATCCCGCCGAAATCGCGGAATGGGCGAGTGTTAAGGCGCTTGCGAAAGACAAGGTGCTCACCATCGGCTCGACAGAAGAGGTCGACGAAAGCAAGCTCGACGAGCTTGAACAGAAAGACCTCAACACTGTGACTGAGGCGAAGACCGAGTTCAAAATGCCTGACGTAAAGGGTGACAAAACGAGCGCAAACAAAACGGGCGAAAACACGGGCGGCAAGAAAACGCTTACGCTCAGCGATTTGGCCGGCAAAGGAGAGTAACGAGCTCTCAAATAACGTAAGGAGCAAAGCTTATGGCAAACAACTTCAAACCGTGGGTTGACTCACCCACAGCAGGACAACAAGTTCAGTCTGCATCTGTGTTTGCGACAGACGCTCAAAGGGTTGACGGCTTCAAAGCTGGCGACCCTGCAAGCGCGTTGCGAGTCAATTCAGCGTTGAGACAAGCGAATATCGTTGTGGCAGGCTTAATGCAAATGTGCGACGATATCAAGACGCTTCCCGACGGTTTGAGTTTGATGTCGACTGTCACACAAGTCAAGAACGCAATCAAGGCTGCGATTGACCAGCTCGACGCCACAGTGTTGGCATCGGCTAAGTCATACACAGATACGAGAGAGAATGTGATAAATGGTAAGCTCACAGACAAGCAAAATCAAATCACGTCTAACAAGAACAGACTTGACGCTCTCGAACCTCGCGTTGACAACTTGGAAGACGAGGTCGCAGCGTTAAACGGAAGCTCCTCAACACTTGGACAGCGAGTGACTACGCTTGAGGGTGAAATGGACACTGCTCAGGCAGACATCACTCAGCTCAAAGGGTATTACGAAGTCGATTTGACAACGAGCTCTTGGACTGGAAGTTCTGGCAATTATTCGTATAGCATTCCTGCTGCAACACATAAGCGCGGAACACGTCCGAGAGTTCATACATACGTTGACGGTGAAGAGACGTACGACTCACCGAAAATCGACTGGACGACGGGTAACGTAACAGTTTACTCGAACGCTCAGGTCGCATTGAAGGTGCTTATATACTAAAAGGAGGTGAGAGCAATGGGTTGTGACTGCATGGTCGAACTTAAAGACGACTACGATATCGAGCTTGTGCAAGGCGATTATGGTTCGTTTTTGTATAACATCACTGACCAAAACGATGAGCCGCTCGATAATGTTGAGTCTGTAATTTTTACTTGCTCTCGTCTCAAAACGCAAATTGAGCTTTTGTCGATAAGTCGTTCGCAATTTGCGCTTACGCTTGACTCGAGTTTGACATCTGGGTTTAGCGCATGCACATGTACGTATGATATAACGGTAAAGTTTAAGACGGCTCAAACGCCTATAACAGTCATTCATAATGGCGGTCTCACAATACTCAAAAAGGAGAACAAATTGAATGGCAGTGGTTGAGAAAAGTTTTCATGCGACGCTCAAAAAACGAGAGCCTGCAAAAGTACGTGTTGCAACATTGCTCATTCAATCGAATGACTCGTACAAAGGCGACTTCGCAACAATACAAGATTTGCAAAAGGCTTCGGCATTTACGGGCGACTACGCAGACGTATTTGAGACAAACACTCGTTGGAAATACGTTGATGACAAATGGGTGAACACAGAACAACCTATTCTCGTCAATCCAACACTAGCAACAAAGCAGGACGTTGGCGTCTTGGAAGAGCGAGTTGCAAGTTTAAAGACAGCGATTGAAAATCCGACGCTGCTCATAACGAAAATCTAAAATCTGCCCGTACCAGTATATGGGCGAAAGGAGACATAAAATGGCAAGTTTGGAACTCATAACTAACCTGAAACTCATTGACGGCTCTGCCCGTACAAGCGTTCCTACGCCTGAAGAGCTCCCTCTTGGCTACATGTGCTTCGGTATCGTCAATTCGAGAGCCTCCATCTGGGGCAACTACGACGGTTCCGTGCACGACTTAGTTGATGAGGGACAGGCAAAGGTCACAATCGTTCAGGTAACCGGTCAAAGCACGACCGCGGTCATATCTCAAAAGGGTGTGACGGACGCTATCGCGACTGCAAAACAAGAAGTCGTCAATAGTTTAGGGTCGGCTGCTTCAAAAGATGTCGGAACGGCTGCGGGCAACGTGCCTGTGTTGGATTCTAACGGAAAGCTCGTTGAGAGTATAATTCCTGCAGTGGCAATCACCGAAACGTACGTCGTTGATAGTGAAACAGCAATGCTCGCTTTGAATGCGCAAGTTGGTGACGTTGCTATCAGAACAGACGTAAGCAAATCGTTCATTTTGCAAACAACACCTGCAACAACTGCCGCAAACTGGAAAGAACTGCTTACACCAGATAGCAAAGTCATATCGGTAAACGGCAAACAAGGTGCGGTCGTTCTTACAGGCGAAGACATTGCATCGATATTTAAGCAAGCTAGCTCGAGAACGAATATTTCATCGAACGAGGCACTTTCTGTTTCGCTCAGTAAAATCTCAAAGTGGTTCGCCGATTTGAAAGGGCTTGCGTTCAAGGACCAAATCGTTGCAACGACAGACATTACGGGCGTAATTCCTGTGGCGAACTTACCGACGGCGACAGCGTCTGCTAAGGGTATTGCGAGCTTTGGGAATGGCTTGAATGTCGCGAGTGGAGTGGTTACTGTGAGAGCGGGTCAGGGCATTACTGTCAATGCGAACGGAATTGCAGCAGACGTTGTTCTGAAAATTGCGACAATCTAAAATCTCAACAAGGAGGTAACGTATGGCGTCGGCTGAAATCGTATCAAATCTTAAGCTCATAACATCTGGTAACGTGCCGACTACGTCGAACCTTGGGAACGGCGAGCTTGCGTTTGGACTTGTCGGTGGAGTCGCAAAACTTTACGGCAATGTGAACGGAACGATTGTTGACTTCTCTGATTTTTTGAAGGTCGCGCCAGTCACTTCAGTCGCAGGTAAAACGGGAGCGGTCACGCTCAACAAAAGTGATGTAGGTCTTGGAAATGTTGACAACACTGCGGACGTCAATAAGAGTGTTGCACAAGCTGCTGCTTGGAAAGGTACTGACACACGAGATGTGAACTCACCTCCAAGCTTTTATCAACAAAGTGCAAACTCGATGAAGTCTGTGTACGAGTTCAAAAATACTACGACTATTGAAGTCAACTCGCTTTTGCCTGATATGTATTGCTATGTGCAAACGCTCACACCTTGGGGTGACTCATCTGGCGGATTACCTGTTCAGCTTGCAGCACAAGGTTATGGCGGCACAGCAAGATATGCGATACGAAGTGCGACAGACGCAAGTACTTGGGGCGCTTGGAAGAAAATCGCAACACAAGATGAAATTCCGAGCGTGCCTGTGTTGAGCGTTAACACAAAGACTGGGAACGTTGTACTTACTCTTGCAGACATATCGAGTGTGTTCGTTGGTGTCGACGGTGCAAAGGTTTCGTTTAACGTTGGCTCATTGCCGACTTATCCGGGCACGAATACAGGCATTACATTTTCACCTGGTTTTGGCATCTCGCAAGGAATGCAAGAAAGTTCTGGCATTTGGTTTGACGGTGACGGCATCAATATGTGGTCGTCTTGTGACAGAGATGCAATCACCTATTATGATGAAGATGATGGTTCGAAAGTGTTTCGAGTCACATCTACAGGTATTGTATATCGCAAAGACGGTAAACGAGCTCTTTATGAGGGTGAAGCAGGAGGCGGAACGCCTTACGTCACAACAATCTCGAGCTGGTCGGGTTCGAGCGGCAATTATTACAAGCAAATCACAGCTGCAACACATGGTAAGGGCACATACCCAAGCGTTCACACATACGTTCAGAACGGGAGCTTGTGGGAAGAGACTTATGACTCACCTGCGATTGACGCTTCCGGAAATGTAACGGTCTACACAAACTCGGCTATCTCGATTAAAGTCGTGATAAAATAAATGAAAAGGAGAAGTCGAAATATGACTTTGCAAGAATTATTACAGAACGAACCCTGCTTGCAAACGGACGAGAAGATGACTGGTATCTATCTTGTTCCGAACGGCAAGTTTGGGTTCACAAGCTTTCCGGTTGGGAAAACCGAACAGGTCAAGAAAACACGCAAGCGTGAATTGCCGGCCGACTTCGTGATGCCCGAAGGAATTTCGAAAGAAGAGCAGGCTCAAATCGAAAACGAGGAGTATGTCGAAGACGTATTCACACTCAACGAAAACGCAGCACTCGTAAAAATCGAAGATTACGAGGCATTGCTTTCTCGTAAGAAGTGTTGGTCTGACGGCAAGCTCGTCGCTTACGTAAAGAGCAAGGTCGTTGCTGATGCGGAGACGTTGCTCGCCAGTGTTGATGATGCTCGCCAATCGCTTGCAGATGCTCAACAATGGCTGAACGAACACGACTATGTCGGCGTCAAAATTGCGCAAGCGATGCTCTTTAATGATGAGACTGAACTTGCAGCAATGAAAGAACAATATGCGTCGGTCATTGAAGAGGCGAAGGTCAAACGTCAGGAAGTCAACGCGTACACGAAATGGCTGAACGATAACGAGGCGGCAATTCATGCTGCACAGGAGGTAATAAGCAATGAGAACTAATCTGGGGGGGAGGTTCATCGACGGTTTAGGTAATTCGTTTGGCCCCGCTAAAAGAATCGATATGTCCGACGGTACGATGTCTACGCCACGCAATCCGGATGCTTTGCCGTTAGTAACAGCGACGTTCCAAGACACGAATTCTATGAGTGTCGGTTGGAAAATTGACACATACGGTACGGCATATTGTATTCAGCAATATTGTGCATCGGAAGGTAATAGCGCTGCACCTAAAATGCAAATCGCATACATGCTTGTAAATAATAAAGTCATGTATAGATACGCTTTAGGTGCATGGGGAAACACTTGGAAAGAACTTGTTACCGGCGTCAAGGGAAGTAGTGAGTCGTCTTATCGTACTGGAGACGTAAGTATCAGCAAGGCCAATATAGGGCTCAGCGCGGTTGTAAACGAACGTCAGTACAGTATGAACAATCCACAAGTATTACAAACTATCTGGACTGGCTCGACAACATCCTTACCGATATCTACATTCAGTAGCTGTCCCGACAAATCGTTGGTATTCGTTGTATGCGGTTTGAGTGCAGTGTCTGGCTATCGTGATTATATACCATTCATCGCATCCGACCTTAAAACGAAAACCAATACGGAAAGTTACTTCGCGGTAGTGTCTCGAAATACGGATAACACAGCACCCGATATGAGTGGATACGAAATTTATATCTCCGGCTCCAATCTCATACTTACCAATAGAGTTCGCTGGGTATGGTCAGGTATTGGTGCGAGCCATACGATAACGAGATACTCAACGCCTGAAAGAAAGTTCTTGTACGTATACTGTCTCAAATAACAACAAATAAGGAGGTCCACAAACATGGATGCAAAACGATTTCCTCAAATTCCTGGAGGATTGTGTCAAGATAGGCGGTAAAGAAGGTGCCGCCGCAATCCTGTTCGAACTGTCTCGTGAAGAGATGGAAACGAACAGCAAGTGCATCGCCGATTTATCAGAGAATATTCTTTGCGTTACCTGACTCTGCAAGTTATACTTACGCAACTTCGTTTATTGCGAGCATACCGTATTTGCAGTCTTACAATTCTTCGACGATTGTTGAAGCAAGACTTAGCTGGTCTGCGCATGGAACAAGCAGTGACAGCGCTTGGAACATCAATTTGACTGACTCAAACAATCGTTGTACGATTGTGTAAGTATATGGACATTCATAAAGGAGAACACAAATGGAACAGAAAACTCTCGTCTACAAAGACAACACTTATCGTATTCGTAAGATGAACGCGATTGAGGCACTCGCATTGCGCTCGGCATCGGACATGAAGAGTGTTGCGGGTGCAAAGCAATTTTTCACCGACGTGCTCGAAAGACTCGAGGTGCAAGCCGGTGAAAAGTGGCTGCCTGTCAAGCAGGTCGATGCAAACGTGTATTTGCCTGACGGCATCGAAGATGACTTCGCAGGAATTCAGGCGCTTGTCGAGTTCTTCATGAAGGAGTTCTTGACGCCTTTTTTCGAGAAGTCCGCCGAATAGAGTCACTCGCACCGAGTGCACCTGTTGAAGGCAATTTGGACTTGCTCAAATGTGAGCGACTTGATAATATAATTTATGCACTCATATCGAGCAAGCTTGCAACACTGGCGGAGTTGCGAGACGTCTATGATTGCGAGGAGGCTCTTGACTTGTATGAATTATACACAGTAAATGCATACAATAAGAGTTCAATTCATAAAGCAATCAGGAAATAATGCGTGAGTTCATCGTTTGACTTCTGAGATACTTCGTAGCAAAGGTAATAGGAATTATTTACCTAACGCAAAGAGTCTCAGAATTAAACGTGGGAACTCGAGGAGGTACATCATGAAAAGGTTTCTATTTTGGTTCGTGCAATGTACTTGGGGAATTCTCCAAACTCTGGTAGGCGCGATACTTCTCTTATGCGTGTCTCACAAGATTGAGGGTCACGTCTGGTATCGAAAAGCGAGTGCCTCGACAGTGTTGGGCACAAGATTGAACGGGGCAATCTCGTTGGGCGCATTCATAATTTGCTTTTACGCACCTGACGAGGACACATACAAACATGAGTTCGGGCATTGCATTCAGAGCTTGATACTCGGACCGCTGTTCTTGTTTGTGATAGGCTTGCCGAGTCTCATCTGGTGCGGTTGCTTTGACAAGTACAGACAAAAGCACAACATCTCTTACTACTCTTTCTACACTGAAAAGTGGGCGAATAAACTTGGCGGCGTGAAATAATCGCCGCACACATGGGCCTGAAATGGTGTCGATTGCGACTAAAACCCTAAACGGGAAGTCGTAAGACCTGAGTTCAATTCTCAGCAGGTCCACCAAACACAATCACAAGGAGGTCGAACAATGGACGAGTTTCATCTTGATATGGGCGTAAGATTTACACCCGACGAAAATAGCGTCAAAGAAATTGATAAGCTGTTCGACTCGTTTCGTAAAATAAAAGTCTTCGGTGGCGATGAAGGCATCGCTAAAATACGTGAGCAATTCGATGACTACAACACGAGGCGTTCGAGTTTGCAGCAAGCTCAGTCGATGCTCGACCAATACAGAGCAGTTCAAGGCAAAGGCGACAAGTTCGAAGATGCAACGACAAGAGAGCTTATGAAATACATGCAGGAGCTCATTGACAGCAATGAGAGCCTGAAAGAAGAGTTCGGTCAAAACTTCAAAACAGAGTTCGACGAGAGCACAGAGGTCATGATTGGCAATCTCAAAAGTCAATTCCTCAACAAGCTCTCAAGTCTTGCGCAAAGCTTTTTGAGCTCGATAGGAAATCTCTTCAAAGATGCTTGGAGCGAGCTCGGCACAATGCTTCAGAGCTCGCTTTTAACTAATACGAACACTCGTGAAAATGCGTTCAATTACGGGTTCTCTGCAAGTGAGTCATACGGGTTCGACAAAGCCAAGCAGATGTTGGGCATTCAGTCAGAGGAAGACCTCTGGTACATGAACGACACACAAAAGAGCAAGTTCCAAGAGATAATGATGAAGTACTCTGAGAAGTACGAACAGCTCTATGACAGCGGCTTCTTCGACAAATATTTGCAGTTCCAGATTGAGATGGAAGAGTTCAAGCTCGACATGCAAATGGAAATCATCGAGTTCTTTATGGAGAACAAGAACACCATCAAAAAATTCATGGAGCTCTCGATGAGTGCGATGGAGTTCATTGTGAATGCGCTCGGTTGGTTGATGGACTTCTTTGGAGGAAGCGAACAAACATCTGATGAAGAAAAGCTTGCGAACATAAATGACATCATCGGAAGCTATACTTCGAATAACGGCGTCGTCAATCAAACGTTCAGTAACAACAACACGTTCAACGGCACAACGGACTCTCAGAAACAGGCATACCTCGATATGCTCAATGCACAAATGGTCGAGGCGAAAAAAGGCTTAGGAGGTTAACGTGGAATACGCAGTTCTCATATCATATATCGACCCGAATGATGCAACAAACGCGGTCACGATTATTCTCGACACAGTCAACGATACTCAAATAAATGCGTCGTCGACTGTGACGGAACACCCGACTGTGAACGGAACTCCGATGGCCGACCACATGTACAAGAACCCGATTGACTTAACACTTAACGGAACGTTCTCGCTCAACGGCAAAAAGGCGATACTTATCGACAAAGCAGGAAAGAGCTTAGCACGAGTTGAGAAAATCTTCGAAGACATCAAAGACAAGGGTATTCTTTGTACAATCTCGAAAATCAAAATCGTCGATAGAGACAGCACACCGCAATTCACTGTGCGTGAAAACATGGTGTTGCAGAGCATCAATTGGGTTGAGAAAATCAACTCGCTCGGCTTTACGTTCAACTTCAGGGAAGCATTACGAGCAGACATTCAAGTCTATGACGTTGACCCTGATGACAGATTTGCACCGGATATCACATACGCAGACGCATCGAACTTTTCTGACATATTGCTCGATTGGGATGCGGTCGATAAAGAGGTTTTGCAAGCGCTCATTGACTACAATCTTGCGGCGGACGACTTTCTTGAGTATCTTGCGACGATAAGTGTTGGGTCGCTCATCGCGATAGGCATTGGCGCAGCTGTTGCAACTGCACTCGCATCAACACTTGTTGCGTTGGGCGTGGCAATCTCGACAATCCCTATCGTTGGTGCAGTTGTTGCAGCTGTGGCTGCGGTCGTTATCGGCATTTTCGCATTGTTTAAGCTCATCAAGAAAAGAGCTTATAAAATCAAGGCGTTTGTGTATTACAAGAATGCGACAAAGAGAGATAAAGAAGTCAAGCGCTTTATGGAGTTTTACGACAGCATTCACAACAAAATTCGAACGCTTGATGGTGCGATGAAAGTGTGGAGTGTGAGTGAAAATAAAGCTCAAGAGACGCTTGTAAACATTGATGGCTCGTACTACATTTTCAACTTTGAGAAAAACAACGTTGACTCGGGTTATGCGTACAAGCTCAACATCAGTGACATCAATGACACAACAATCAAGTGCACCAATACAAATTGCGCAATCAATGCTTTCACTGACGGCAACGATAACAACATGCTTTTCAGTACGAGCAAAAGTCGAGTGTATCTCATTCGAGACGCAAACGCTGACCCGAACGATTTGACTCGATACTTCATTTGCGCAGCACAATTAAGTCCAGTCGATTTTTCTGATGCGCTCACAAAAATAATTCAAGAGGCCATCAAATACTAAGCAAGGAGGTGACATCGTGGCAGTTAAAGCTTGGATGCGAGTTTTAAGAATATCGCTCACAACGAAAAGTCCCGGTCAAAACGGGAAAAACAAGCAGCTTGTTTTTGAAGAGAACGAAAGCGGTGTCGGTCTTGCAATAACTGTGAGTGGCAACAAGTTCATGAGCACGCTCAAAGACAATTGCACAGTCAAAATCTCGAACTTGACTTACGTTGAGATTGTGCAAATCATCACAGGGCAATTCTACAACATCAAGATTGAGTGTGGGTATAAGTCGAGTGGTGTTCAGACAATTTTTGATGGTGGGGTCATGTACATCTCGAACTTACGAGAGAGTGTCGACACCAACACTGTGACGATACTTTGTGCGTCCCACCTTGTTGCGTCTTACGGTCAAAGACGTATCAATTTGAGCTTCAACTCCGGCATCAACATGTACTCGGCGATAAACTTTGTGTGCAAGGTCGGAGGTGTTCCGAACCCGAACATCTCGACGCAATTTAAGAAGCAATTCTTAGAGGGCATTGAGAACGCGCACAATCAAACTGCTGCAGAATGGGTCAATGACCAGACCACTAAAAAGGGCTCGTACATATCGAGTTCGGATTGTATTGGCAACTCATTCATGACATTGTTCGATGCGAACAAGAGCAACGCACGCGTCATAAAACTTAATGAAGATACGTTGCTCTTAACGAACGGGTTTCCTCGTATGACGGCTGACGGTTTGGTGTTCTCTGTAATGCCGACGTTTGCGTTTCAATGCGGCGACACAATCGTAATGGACAACTCGCTCATTCAAATCAATGTGACATCTCAAAGCGAAGCAACGAAAAATCTTGGCGGCTTACTCGACGAGAACGGTCAGTATATGATTTACGAGATGCACTATCAACTCGAAAATCGAGGACAGAACTTCTTCCTCGAAATCTATGCTAAGACGAGGTCGAGAATATCGGCGTACCTTGCAAAGGAGATTGGCTAATGGCACACGGAAATAATACCGAAAACAGTTCGTTCTTAGACGTATGCTTTGCGCTCAAGAATAACGTGTTCAGAACACTGAATGTCGCAGACGTTTGCGTTGTTCGTGAGATAAACGGTGACGTTTTGAGATGTGAGTACATTACAGACTGCAACACAAACATCGAATGCATCAAGCTGCAAGGTCTCGACATTAAAGTGAGTGACGTTGTGTTGGTGATTTTCACAAACAACGATTTTCGAGCAAGCTTGAACGCATTCAAAGCAGGTCAGGCGAACACGGATTCTAAAACGACTCTGTATCACGAAAAGGCGTACGGTATTGTCGTTGGCTTAATCTACAGAAAACCGGAGGTATAAGAGAATGCTTAAAGACAGAAAGTTTGAAATCGGCAACTTCGTAAGACTTGCGAGTGCAGGTATGGAAGTTGCAGAGTTCGTTGATGTAAGGGACGCGATTATCAAACGCTACAAAGAGGTGTACGGGTCCGACATCGACCTAAGCACAGCAAGTGCTGATGGCGTGTTCGTCAATGACATGGCTCTCATTATCAACAACATTTTGCAGGTCATGAAGAGTCTGTACTCAAATCTTGACGTTGATACTGCGAGCGGCGTCTATCTTGATGCACTTTGCAGATTAGCGAACGTTAATCGAATGGGCGCAACAAAGTCGACTGCGTCGATTATCGTAACAAGCTTGCTTACGACAGGCGACCCTGTCACATTCGGCGACACAGATGAAAACGGCAACGTCACAAATCAAATCACTTTCGTCGATAAGTCCGGAACCGAATGGGTGAGTGATGTGAGCGTAACGCTCGGACCTGGTGAAAGCGCTGAGGTCAAGGTCACTTGTACAGAGGCTGGACCTGTTGATGCTCCTGCAGGATGGATTGCTCAGACACTTCTTGTCATGAATTTGAAGGTCGAGCAAGCTGAAGACGCAATTCGCGGAAGTAATGAAGAAAGTGATACAGAGCTGAGACAAAGACGTGCACAATCTTCGGGAGCAAACGGAGTGAGTGTGCTTGAAAGTCTTGTAGGCGCATTGTTGGAAGTCACAGGCATCGACGATGTGAGCATTTACAACAACAACACTTTGGCGAACGCCACTGCGAAAGACGGCACAGTCATTGCGCCGCACAACATGTACATCATCGTTCGTCAGCAAAAAGGTCTAAATATTAGTGACGCGACAATCGGTGATTTAATTTACATGAAATTGACGCCCGGTATTAAAACAACCGCTTCGACCGCTGCTGCAACAAACGGAACAGCAAAGCAATATGAGTTCATTCCTCAAATGCTTGGCGTTACGATAAACTATCTCAATCAATTCGTGTATTGGAAGAAAGCGGTCGCAATTAAGCCGACAATCACGGCGAAAATCAAACCGACTCAATACTTCACTGAAAACGAGTTCGAAACGATTGCTCAGGAAGTTTACAATTACGCGAACAACATCAAGCTTGGCGACAGCATTGATGCCGACCAGATTTTCATCGCAATTCTTGAGGCGGACCCTGAATTCAAGGGTCAGAGAACATACAGTGTGAGCGCATCGAACGTCAGTGTTGCGAGTACAGACAATCCAGACACATATTACGAGTATTCGATGTTTTCGTTCAACAAGGAGACTGACGGAACGTACACGCTCACAATTCAATAAGGAGGCAGCATGAAGCATCTTATACCGTTGACAATACGAGAGTTCAGATACTACGAACGAAAGCTTCCGCTCTATTTGCGTAACGACGATTGTTTTATCGAGCATTTTCGTTTGTGGTATGAGCTCCTGATGGGCGAAGGCGATGATGAACAAGGCATCGCACTAAACGAGTTCAAAGGTGTGTCACCGACAAGTGACTTGCTTTTGCATTTACTCAACATCTACGACAACAACTTTCTCAACACAATTTCGCAGCTCAAAGATTACGACGACAATTGTGATTTGCTTGACATGATTGGCAATCTCTTCGGCTTACGCAGAACGTTTTCACTCGAGTATTACGAGACTGCGACTTCGACGACAAAAACAGCTGCGACTGTGTCGTTGACAGATAAAGAGTTCTTAACGCTCATTAAGGCGCAAATCATTCGAAACTACTGTAACGGCACGTATGAGCAAGTCATGCAATACTATACAGGCGCAGGTCTTCAGATTTTGCCTGTCTACAATGACACGTATGATGCAAGTGTTGATGCTTACTTGAACAAGAGTGAAGATGTAACGCCCAACATCGACAAGCTCTTCAGAGGCGGCTATTTGACTGTCGAACATCTCGGCATTCGATATACGTACACTATCACCGAAATGCTCAACATTTTAGTCTGGGCTGACGGAAATGGTCAAGGTGGAAATTCGTTCTGGGCAGACGAAAATGATGTAGGAGGTGTGTTCGCAGTATGAGAGTCAGACGAGTTATGGATGAACGTTCGGGCACAACAAGACGACGTGCGATTGTGTGGTTTGGGTCGTATGGAACGAACACAGACGGCACAGCAAAGTTCGTCAATCCGAACGACAAACACGACAATTTTTCAAGCGAAAACACGATGGTCAGAGACTGTCTCATTCAACGCTTGAGCGTCATACAACACGAGCTCTGGTACAACTATCAGTACGGTATGCCGCTTGTCGATGAAGATACGGCGAAAGTCACAATCGATAATTTCGTAATGAAGACGATACAAGAACATCAGGATGTGTTGGAGATTACGAGTTTTACGAGCAATCTCGATAAACACAACTATCATTGTGACGTTCAATTTACGACGAAATTTGGCAACACAAGTTTGTCACTCTGATTATACTTTGGGCACTTTTGATGATATAATATTTATGAAGGAGAGATAGATAATGCGCTTTCTTGTGGCAGAAAAACTTGGCCCTCACAAGTTCAAAACACCCGAGGGTTATTTGATTTGCACGGACGCCATTTTGAGCAGAACCGGCAAACAAGAATATAAACGTTGCGAGCTTTTTGGCGATACATGCGAAGACCCCGACAAAATTGTGAACGTTGAACGCACAGACGACGAGGTGTTTTCTGACAAGGCGATGGCTTCGTTTGAGAACAAAGCGGTGTGTATCGAGCACCCTGACCACGACGTCAATGCGGAAAATCATAACGAGCTTGCGGTCGGTTTTGTGCGCGATATTCACAAGGGCGAAGACAACGGAAAGCCTGTCATGATGGGCACGCTCGTTATCACAGACAAAGACGCGGTCGAGGCTGTTGAGAGTGGCGAATACAAAGAGCTGAGTTGCGGTTACGACTGCGATATCGACGATGACGGCGAACCGTGTCAACGCAACATACGCGGCAATCACGTCGCACTTTGCAAACAAGGTCGTGCAGGCATTGCACGCATTGTTGACAGTGTTGACGATGCCGGCATCAAAGTTTGGCAAGTTCATCAGGGCTATGCGATAGTCGTTAAACGTTACTGGAAACAATACGGGCGTAACGCATTTGTCGATGCAACAGAGTCAAGCATTGAAGCTGCGAGATATCATCGTGGCTCGCTTGAACGCAATGACAAGATGGAGTTCGTGATTGTCGACTGTAACGACGGAAAATATAAAATCGAGGACGAAGGTATGAAAGATATTCAAACAACAAAAGCATCGGGCACAGATAAAATCATTTATGTGATGCAGTCTGACATCGATAAAAACTTATACTTCTACATCGGCAAAAAGTTCGCAATGAAAGAAGGCACTTGGGGCTATACGAAATTCGAAATGGGCGACGACACGCCTGAGAAAATCAAAGCAGACCTTGCTCGAAACGGCTGGCATCAAGTAACAAACGGTCCTGCGAAAGTCATTGATACTTCGAACGAAGAGTGGACTGTCGTTGAAGAAAAAAATTACGAAAAGGCAAATAAGCCTGTCGGCGCAAAAGATGAGACTGAAAAGAACTTCAAGATTTACGTGAAAAATGCATTTGGCGCCTATAAGGTTGCAGATTGGCCAGCTGTTTCGAAAGAAGCTGCTGTAAAAGAGTTTCTTGAAGCAAATCCCGCATATCGTAATAAAGGCATCATCGAAGCAAGGGACTCTGCAACACAAGACAGTAAAGAGCAGCTCTTCACAATCGAATACGAACAGGACGGTGTAATGCATGTTCGCAAAGTACGTGCAAATTCGATTGAGGACGCAATTTCGAAAGTGAAATCTCAAGACGCAGGTGCATTACCTTCATCTGTATGGCAACACGGTTCTGTATATGTAAACGCTTCATCGCAAATTACAAGTCAAAAAATTGTATCTGATATACGTGATTTTATGCGTTCCGCGGGTTTTGCAGTTTGCAAAATCGAAAACGGTAAAGTCGACGAATTAACTATTTCGTTAAAAGTATCTGTTGTTCCGTCCGGAAAAAAAGGTAATGCTGCATCATTTACGTTTGACTTAACGTATATTCCGACATCAAGCTATAAATACAAATATAAATCAAGCAGTGTTTCAGAAACACAAATTACAACACAACTGCGTAAATTCGCGAATAGCAAATTATACGAAGATAAATCTCTTGAGTAAGAAGTATGTAAAAGAATGAGTGACATCGGTGAAGGTCTTCGAAAATATCTTGCGAGCATTCCCGAGTATCAAATTCAAATCGGGGTGTTCAGCACGAAGACGAAACGCAAAACGACATACAGCGTAGGCATAACGAATGCTGAGCTGATGTTCATACATGAGAACGGGTCGCCGCTACATCATTTACCAGCACGACCCGTGCTCAAAATGACAATAGAATACGGGAACACGCTCATCAAGAACGTGATGCAAAAAGCGCTTAAAGCGTATGTCGAAGTCGGTGAGCAAGGACTTGAGAAAGAGCTTAACAAGATGTGCGTTCGTATGGAGAATTACGCTCGAGAGATAATTTACTCAAACGACGGTCGACTCGCACCAAACGCACCAAGTGTTGCGGCTCGCAAAAAAGGCAATCACCCGTTATTTGATACAGGACAGCTTGCACGAAGCATAACATGCAAACTTGTTCGAGTCTAAAAGGAGGTTATGCATTATGATTGAAGACATGAATGAAGTGAGCGCGGCTCTTAAACGAATGCAAGAAGAGCAAGCTCGACTCGATGGAACGTCCAACACTGTGGACGCTCCTATTGAAGCGAAAGATGACGTTGAGTTGCCTGAGGTCAAGGCTGCGGAGCATGTCGAAAACGTATCGAAGGCTGTGAGCGAAGTCGTTGAGAATTTGCCTGATACATCTCCTTTACAAGTGCCTGCGCCTGAAACGCAATTCGGCGCTGCGATGGAACAAGTCAAGCTCAACGTGTTGGCTGAAGCGAGTGCAGAAGATGAGCAATTCGTCGACAAAGTCAAATCGACTCTCAAAAAGGCTGCGGTCAAACACACAGAAGTTGAAGAGAAACGTGCAGACTTCGAAAAGCAAAAAGTCGATTTTGCGAGTGAAGTACTTCAAACCGAACAACAAAAGAATGAGCATCGTGCTATCGAAGATAAATGGGCGAACAGCGAACGCAAACGGCAATATCACTACAACGGCGTCAAGCCCATCATGCGCTTCGTCGGCATTGAAGAGCCGCTCAATCTATTCTTGCTCTACTTGCTCACGCTTGTGTTGAGTCCGTTCTTTTTGCTCAGCAAACTCTTAAAGGGAACGGTCGGAGCTCTTATTGCGGGAGCATCCGATGGAGACCGTCCGAAAGCTGTGAAAGGCTTTTTGTGGACTCTAATCGCAATCATTGCTGTTATGGCAATCACAACTGTCGTATATCTATTCCTTACGTGGCAAGGACTGATATAAATTTTAGAAAGGAGAATAAACGCTATGAGTCTTATCGAAACAAGGGCTTCGTACATGCATCGTTTGCAGACGCTTATCGACGCTCGGCAGAAAGACATCGACGACAAAGTCGGGGCTTTGCGTGCAAAGCTTGAAGCAGAACAGATACAGCCGTATCGTGCTCAGCTTGAAGCCGAAAAGGCGACGCCCGAGATGAACAAGCTCGTCGAGTTCATCAATGACATCGATGCGATGCTTGCGTATGAAAATACCGAGACCGCTTCGACAGAAACTGCCGAACAGACGAGCGAAACAATCGAGCACGAAGAAGTCGAACAAGTCGCGGACCACAGTGTTGCCGAGGAGGTATCGGAGGAAACCGAAACGTTTCATGATGCGTCTAACGACAACACTGCAGGAGATAACGTCGACGCCGTTCAGCACACTACCACTACCGCTAAGACGGCCGAAGAGCTCGTTGGTACGGGTTTCGAAGCAATCGCAGCAGACCTTGCCGACACCAAGGCGAAGCTTCAGTCTGCTGTTGAAGGTCGCCCTGGCATGCCTGGCATTGTACTGCCTCGTCGTTGACAAAGGAGGTATTATGCAGAACATCGAAACAATCTTGAAAGTTGTATACGCGGTCGTATCGGCAGTAGCTGTTGCGGTTCCGCTTGTAATCGCGCTTATCGCGAATATCAAGTCGAAAATCAAAATTCGTAAGCAACTTGCAAACACTACAGACGAAGCTGAAAAGGCTAAGTTGGAAGCGGCAAATTCGGCAGCCACGACCGATATGCTTAATGCTTGCAACGAGTTGATTGCGAATGCTGAGACTCTGTACTCGGACGTATCTTCGATACTTAAGAAAGAAGGCAAGTCCGCAGGCGCTGTCAAGAAAGACAGTGTGATGTCGAAGCTTCAGGCTTACGCGATTGAACACGGTTACGAATTCGATGCGGAATACTGGGACAAGAAAGTCGACGAAATTGTTGACATGACGAAGAAAGTAAACGTATCGAAGTAATTCACAGGAAGACTTCTGGGACACTTTTGGTCGAGTATAATAGGAATATTATACTTGGCCATTAGATGTTCTCAGAATTAAAACTGTGAACTCGAGATGTAAAAGAATTTTTCGTATGATTATATCTTTTGCATCGAATGTATTATAATAATCATATAAAGATTAAAAGGAGACATGACTTTATGAAATTCAATGTTCGTGACGAGAACGGCAAAGAATATAAGGTCGAGGAAGTCGAAGAGGTCAAAAAGACCGACGACGAAGACGAGACCAAAAAGCCTTTGACCAACACTTGCACAGACGATGCGCTGTCTCCCGAGGAAATCGCTTCCCTCAAGAAACTTGCCGGCATGGCCGACAAGCTCTGCGCTCTTGTTGATACGACCACTGATGAAGAGGTCGAGGAAGAAGAGGAAGAGGAAGAGGAAATCGAGGACGAGGGAGAGCAAATCGAAGAGGTCATCGATACCGATGAACCGAAAAAGGCAAAGGACTCCATCAAAAAGAGTGCCGGCGCAATCGAAAAAAAGACCGTCAAGACCGAGGACAGCGTAGAGGAAGACGACGTTGCCGCGGCTTGGGCAAAAAGATACGGAGGTAACAGATAATCATGAGTCTCATCATCAAAGACAAAATCAAGCAGCTCATGCGTGGCTACCCCACCGTTTCCGATAAGTACAACGTCGAGGGCGGCATCGTGGAAGGCGATACGCCGTTGGCATTCGGCGACATGGTGGCATACGGCTCGACGACAGGCTACTACAAAAAGGCGACAGCACTTACAAGCGTCGACGAGATTGCCGGCTTTGTGTTGGCGACCAACGTTAAGCTCGAAGATACGTGGAGCGGAGAAAACAAAGGTCCCGTCACTTATCCGGGCGAAGCGTTCAACCTTTTCATGAACGGTTTCATTGCACTTTCGCTTAAGAGCGACGCAACATTGGCGCAAATTAAAAACGGCGCAAAGGTTGCTGTTGTTCTTGCGACGGCGGAACTTACAACTGCGGACAAGATTGCCGCAGACACAATTGTGGAATTGCCCGATTACGAGTTCACCGGCATTTACGAGAAGCAGGGCGCAACCTTGCTTGCCGAAGTACGCAAAATTTGCTAAGGAGGTAAAACAAGATGGAAGGAACATTCACTCCGAGTACCGTGACAAAAAACTTCTTCGTCGATAGCGTTTCGGCCTCCAACAGAGGTCGTTGCTTCGGCTTGAGCGACATGTACGGTTCTCGTATGCGTAAAGCATATGTCGGGGACGCGAAGGTGCATGACACCAACTTCGCATTCCTGACCACAACACTCGCTAAGCTTCACACGAAGCTTTACGAACCCAAATACTTCGTCACATACCAGAAAGACGTTTCGGTGGACGTTGGCGGCGGCTTCGTCGATTACGTTTCCTACTACACGGTCGACTGGGCGGGCATCATGAACGAATTCCGGAACGTGGTCGGAAACAACGCCAACTACATTCCGCGCGTTAACGCTGGTCTCAATCAGAAACGTGTGAATGTCTTTACGTTCGAGGTTGCGTATGACCTGCGCTTCATCGAACTCGAAAAGATGAAGAAACTCACGCTTCAGAAAAGCATTCAGGACATTTACAGCAACGCGATTGTTGCCGGATGGGACCTCTTCGTTCAAAAGGTTGCTTACACGGGTATCGAAGGTACGACCGGTATGTTCAACAGCGACAACGTTTTGGTCACCACAATCGACAACAGCTCCGCTACGGCGGAGAACAGCGGCTTCAAAGGCATGTCCGATGCCGATATTGTGGCTTTCTTCAACGGCGTTTTCGAAACGTATTTGCTCAACAGCGGTATGAACATCAGCATCATGCCCGATACGTTCCTCGTTCCTACGTTCGTCGGTTCTGACCTGAGCTCCCGTTTCTCGGCGCTCTACACGAATACGCTTCGCAAGTTCATTTTGGACCACAACCTCGGTTCCGATGAAAGTTCCGGCGAAGTTAAAATCAAAATCGAGTCCAGACCCGCGCTTAACGACATGGGTACCGGCAAACACGGCCGTATCGTGGCTTACAAGAACGACAAGGACTTTGTTCGTCTCGATATGCCGTACCCGATGCAGCACTACATCACGCTGCCCAACATCGACAAGATGTCGTACACTTCGGCGTTCGTCGGTCAGGTATCGGAAATTCAGATGCCTTACAACACGAACAATGCGGAATTCGGCGTCGTGTCTTACTGGGACTTCACGAAGTAAGGCACAAACAAATATCTTTGCACAGGCGTCGACAACGACAACGATGTTGT